GGGAGGGGGCACCATGTGGCACAGGTTCAACCCGAACCCGCGCGGGAGCAGCGTCGGGGACTGCGTAGTGCGGGCGGTAGCTGCGGCCACCGGTCAGAGCTGGGAACGGGCGTATATTGCGCTGGCGCTCACCGGCTACGCCCTCGGCGATATGCCCAGCGCCAACCGCACATGGGGCGCATACCTCCAAAAGCGCGGGTTCAAGCGCCGCATGGTGGAAGCAGACTGCACCACCTGTTACACCGCGGCAGATTTTGCCCGGGAGTACCCGCGCGGCGTGTATGTGCTGGGCTGCTCCGGGCACGTCTTGACCGTCATCAACGGTGAGTGGTGGGACAGCTGGGACAGCGGCGCAGAATGCCCGATCTACTACTGGTATAAGGAGGAGTAAACGATGCCTTACAATCCGTATGCGTATCAGATGCCGACATACTACGGCCAGCCAATGCCGGACAACCTCGCTCAACTCAGGCAGGGAACAGGCTATCAGTCACCCATGATGCAGCAGCCGACAGCACAGACAGCACAGGCTACGCCCTCCATCATCTGGGTGCAGGGAGAAGAGGGCGCAAAAGCCTATATGGTCGCCGCAGGCAACAGCGTACTGCTGATGGACAGCGAAAACAGCGCTTTTTACATCAAGAGCACCGACGCTAGCGGGATGCCGCTGCCTCTCCGCGTCTTTGACTACAAGGAACGCGCCACGGCGACAAAAATGCCCCCTCAGACGGCGCAGCAGCCCGGCGGGGAGTTTGTCACCCGAGCAGAGTTTGACGCTCTGGCAGCCCGCTGTGCGGCGCTGGAAAAGCAAGAGCCCACAAAGCCTGAAACGGAGGTCAAGTAATTATGGCAAACCCTCTTTTTAACGTTCTGAGCGGCGGTATGCCTGCCATGTCCGGCCCTATGGGCCAGTTCGGACAGATGATGCAGCAGTTTCAGCAGTTCAAGGCCAGCTTTCAGGGCGACCCCAAAGCAGAGGTGCAGAAGCTCTTGCAATCAGGCAAAATGTCACAAAACCAGCTGAACCAATTGCAGGCGATGGCGCAACAGTTTCAGCAGTTTCTTCATTAAGTCGTAACCGTGGCCACGGTTCAAGCATAAAAATCATTCAAAACACACGAAAGGAGTACAAAAATGTCTCTTTCTTCCGATTCTGCGGTTCTGACCATGCCTGTTCAGCCCGCAAACACCAACGGCGGCAACGGCTTTGGCTTTGGCAATGATGGCGCATGGTGGATCATCATCCTGTTCCTGTTCGCCTTCTGCGGCGGCTGGGGCGGCAACTGGGGCGGCAATGGCAACACCGGTGCCGGTGTCGTTGACGGCTACGTCCTGACCTCCGATTTTGCCAACATCGAGCGCAAGATGGATAGTATCAACAACGGCATGTGTGATGGCTTCTACCAGCAGGCGCAGCTTGTCAACGGCGTGCAGCAGACCGTAAACAACGGCTTTATGTCCGCAGAGATCAGCCGCGCAAACCAGCAGGCGGCGTTCATGCAGCAGCTGTTTGCCATGCAGATGCAGCAGCAGGAGTGCTGCTGCGAGAACCGCTCTGCTATTCAGGGCGTCAACTACAATTTGGCCACCCAGTCCTGCGAGACCCGGAACACGGTGCAGAACACCACCCGAGACATCATCGACAACCAGAACCAGAACGCCCGCGCCATCCTTGACGCCCTGACCGCACAGCGCATCGAGGCAAAGGACGCAAAGATCGCTGAGCAGGGTCAGCAGCTGTTCGCAGCACAGCTTGCGGCATCTCAGGCAGCCCAGAACGAAACGCTCAAGGCCTACATGAGCGGTCAACTGGCCTACTACAATCCGCGCCCCGTGCCCGCATTCCAGGTTCCTGCACCTTACCAGTACGGTAACTGCGGCACCGGTTGTGGCTGCGGCAGCTGCGCATAACCGAATCACGGCAACTGACTGCAAATTGTATGTAGTCTGTTCAGCCCCTGAGCTGATTTTGCAAACCAGAGCGCCGGGGCAGCAGTCCCGGCGTTTTTCTATGAAAGGAGCCGATAAAATGGCCGAATTTTCTAATTCTAACATCGTCATCGTGGCGGCTGGTGAAAACCTCCCCCTGACCGAGACCGCAGTGAAAGCCCCCGCCTGCATCATGCACCGTGAGGGCAGCGGCCTCGTGACCCTGCGCGGTCTGACCAATCAGTGCAAAGCGCGCTTCAAGGTAAGCTTTGGCAGCAATGTCGCCATTCCCACCGGCGGCACTGTGGGGCCTGTTTCCGTGGCGCTGGCTGTCGGCGGTGAGTCGCTGACCAGTGCGACAGCCATTGTCACCCCGGCGGCAGTCGAAAATTACTTCAACGTTTTTGTGGCCGCGTTCATCGAGGTGCCGCGCGGCTGCTGCGTGACCGTGGCGGTTAAAAACACCAGTACGCAGGCAGTCAGCATTGCAAACAGCAATCTGATCGTTGAGCGGGTAGCATAAGAAAGGAGATAAAGTCATGCTGGATAAACTGAATCATCTGAAAGACGAAATGTGCGACGAGCTCATGGATCTGACCGACAAAAAGAGCCGTTCCTCGGGTGATATTGAGATGATCGGCGAGATCGTGGATATCATTCTGGACATCCACCGCATCGAGGACTACTGCGAGGGCGGCGAGTACAGCCGTGCGGGCGAGTGGGAAGCTGACATGCGCGGGACCTTTGGCCATGATGCCGGAAACGGTTACAACCGGGGCAACAGCTACGCCAACCGAGGCCGTCACTATGTGCGCGGGCACTACTCCCGCACGGATGGCCGTGAGCGCATGATCTCTGACATTGAGGAAATGATGCAGGACGCTACCGGCGCAGAGCGTGACGCCTACAAGCAGGCTGCTAACATCTTGCGCAACGCATAAGGGAGGAGGGCGGCAGGCATGGACATTGACGAGATCAACACCCATATCCACAAGCTGAAATGCGGATCCACTGACTGGCAGAGCGTGGAAAAACTTGCCGCCCTCTGCACTGTGAGAAATGAGCTGGAAGAAAAGCAGGCACCGGCAGAAATGCAGACTCAAGCGCTGCCTCCCGCGTCGTACCCGGCGGCATACTCAACAAAAGCAAATCCGCAAAGCGAGTTCGTGGAAGCGGCCAGCGCCGCGCCCTTTGGAGGCTTGATGGAAGTGCTTGATGAGCACATGAGCGCCATAAAGCTTGCATACCCGAAAGAGTATGAGCTGGTCATGCGGAAGATTTCTGACGTAATAAGAAACCAACAAGCGACCAACTTGTAAAAATAAATCGTTATATCGAATAAATATATTGATTTGTAATCAGTGGGTTGCAGGTTCAACTCCTGTCACCAGCTCCAAAAAATAACGCATAGACGATGAAAGCAATTCGTCTATGCGTTATTTTTTGTGAAAAAGTGATGTAAAATGACCTGAAACCGTGTGATAAACTACCAAATAAGCTACCACGAAACTCCGCTCAGTCTTCCTCGTTTTCACGTTCTTCAAAAAGGCTTTCGGCTTTTTTCATCTCATCGGTGAGGAATTTCTGACGGTGAGCAACGTAATATCTTGCAGTGGTGGAAAAATTTGTGTGTCCCATAATCTTTTTTGTTGCAGTAGGCGCCACATTTGCTTCAACGAGAAGGGTAGTTGCAGTGCGGCGCAAGGCGTGGGGGGTAATGCGGTCTCTAATCGGAGTGTCGGCTTGGTTTATTCCAAGATCAAGCATCAGCTTGCGGAAAGAATGCTCAACATTGTTTTTGTCCTTTTTGTTTCCGCTTTCAGTGGGAAGAAGATATTTTTCTCCGATGCTCAACAACATCCATTCTGCAAGAATATTCTTGATCGGGTTTAAGATAGGAATAAAGCGTCCCTTTCCAGCAGCAGTCTTTTCACCACCGGTCAGATTGCCGTTTTCTAAATCAACATTATCTCTAGGCAAAGAAAGAAGCTCGTCAATTCTCATTCCGGTGTATAAAAGAACCATTGCGATCTGCGCCGTTAAGTGCATTCCGTTTCTAGGATCGTCTGCAACAGCTCGGATTTTAGCTGTCTCTTCCGGCGTAAGGATCCTTTCCTTTGGGCCGGGCGCTGGCGGCAGCTCTAACCCATCAGCATAGTTTTGGTTGATAATATCTTGCTTCATGGCATATATGCATAACTGCCGAAATAAACCTTTTTGCTTTTCGCATAGGCTTCGGGATTTTCCGTCTGCGGAAAGTTCATCAATAACTTTTTGATAATCTTCCGTTTTAAGAGTGCGCACTTCGACGTTCCAAAGTTTTTCGGCTTTGCTGTAAGCTCTTACATACCCGTCTTTTGTATCTTCACCGATGCTACTAAAGTGCGTAGCGCTCCATCTTCTGTAGATCTCCGCAAAAGTGGATTTTAAGCGCTCTGCCGGCGTCCTCTGAGCATTGTAAGTATCCAGGGCCTGAATGGCTTCCCCGGGAGATGCATAGTGTCCAAGAACTGCTTTGCCTCCATCCTCCGACGGAACAACGGCAACGTACGGTCTGCTTCTATTTCCGTCAGCCTTTTTATACACGCTGCCGCTGCCCTTGGGACGGCGGCGCTTTTTTCTTTGCTGCGGGGCGGCTTCCGGCTGCTTTTTCCCGCACCACGGACAAAAAGAAGCACCATCCGGGATCTCTTTCCGGCAGCATGGTCTCACGCATTTCATGGGTTACTCCTTTTTCTGCCCGATATATCCGAAGGCACCATTTTCAGCAGCGGCCCTTCCGGCCTTATAATTGATCTTGAGGTCCTCAATGGGCGGCTGAGGGTCGTCTGGACATGGGTCAAGGCCCGCGATCTGCGCATAGGTATACTGGTCTATGATGGTTCCGCACACGCTGACCCTGTTGTTCAGGGGACAGTGGAGGTTTGCCGCCATCTCCGATATGACAGCAGGCGGACTGCTTCCGTGCAGACCCTTCAGAATAAAAAGCAGCAGCCTTTTCGTCAGCGACGGCAGATTTACCACGAGACGGCGCAACTCTGCGTTTAGCTCATCGTCGGCCTTGCTGTTATCCGGCACTTTGTACAGATCCGGGTGGAGCATCTCCATGAAAATCGCGATGGGTGACACCCCGCACGCCGTGCACCAGTCCATGATCTCGTCACTGTCCGGGCTGGTGCATCCTTTTTCCCAGCTCTGCACGGTGCGCTCTCCTTTTTCGATGCGCCTTGCGATCTCCGCTTGGCTCAGGCCAGCAGACACCCGTGCTTTTGCAAGTGCTTTCCCGATTTGGCTCGCCGTAAAATAACTCATACTTTCACCCCCATAAAACCAGTGTGTTTTTAACAAAAAATGGCGCAGAAAAAGTCTGCGCCATTCGACAAATTTTATCCGTATTTTGTTTTCCAACGGCGCATGGTAAAATCTGGATTATAAATCGTAGATGTGCACAAAAGAAAGGAGAAAATAAAATGGATTTTGAGCAAAGAAACGGCAAAGAAGTTGAAATGACCATCATCGACGGAATGCCCGCCAGCATCCTGACCGGCACCGACCGCACCCCTGCACCCTGGGAGGAATGAGCCATGAAAGACAAGATGAAGCACTTCAGCACCTATATCCGCGCCGCTCTGGCCTGCTATGTGAGCATGACGCCAGATCAGCAAGCCCTTGCGATGATGTACGCGGCCCACAAGATCGCCGCGCTTGACAAGCTGCACGCGGCAGCACAGGAACCCGGTGGGGCTGTAGCCGCTGACCTGTTGCAAAATTTGCAACAACCTTGCGACCGCGAATAACAACGCGCATTTTTTGCGCATTGATCGCGTAAAACGCGCGATTTCCGCGAATAAGCTGAAATGTCAGCGTAAATCCACATTTTCTGTGGATTTTTCCACCGAAAACAGTGCTCGAATGGGGATTGACGCCAACAACCAGCGGTTTTATAATACGGTTGTGAACAGGCTTACAGGCCAAGCAGCTGAGATTTCTTTGCGTTGTACTCCGCTTCCGTGATGGCCCCCATATCCAGTAGCTGCTTAAACTTCAAAAGTTCATCGGCGGAGCTTGGGGCAGCCGAAGCGGTGCCCTGCGGCTGTTCTGGAGATCCTTTGCAACTCTTGAGAAAAGCGGTCATGCCGCCGGGATAAACCGTTGTCGGCAGACTGGTTTCTCCAAGATGGAGCGTAAAACGGATGGAAACGTTTTCTTTGCTGCGGCTGCCTTTTCGGGTCTCTGTTTTGGCGGTAGCAGCGCCCACGATCGCACCCACAGGACCGGCAACGGCTGCACCGATCACGGCACGGCCAATGCCGCCTTTGGTCTCTGTCACCGTCAAATCGTCAGGCGCGTCAGATTCATAACCGGCGACTTCATCAAAGCTGTAGATCATGCGAGGGCCTTTGTCACCACCGCGGTGCCCAAAGTAAAACAGCCGGTTTTCCTTATCGATGGACACAAAGAGCGCGTCACCGTCATAGATGGAATCGGTTTCCTTAAAGGCTTTCCGGCGATTTTCAAGCGTATCCCAGTAATCAGCGAGCGCAGCTGTCGGCTGTTTTGCTGCGCGAAATCCTAGCTTGGAATAAAAAAAGTTGCTGCATCCGGCGCAAATCAGGCCGTCCGCGCTCTTTTCACGGTTCAGCAGGCCCAGCTTGCCGCCGCAGACAGGGCAATTGTTTGCCATGTCAACCACCTCACACATATTAAATTTTACATTACATAGGAGGCATCAGAATGAACACCACAGACCGACAAGGCTACATTGACGCAATTATCAAACTGCTGGAAAAGGCAGACCCGCACAAGCTGCGCCTGATCTGGGTGTATGCCAGCAGGCTGATAAAATAAATCAAGGTAGCAAAAGAAGGGGAACCCTTACGGGTTTCCCTCTTTTTTTTGCAGCTTTCTCGCCATCCGCTCAAGAAATTTCCAGTCTTCGGGCTCCAGCTCGGCCAGAACTTCCACAAACTGCCGTTTGAAGCTGTCTTCTTCGTTCGCCGTAATGTCAGCGAGAAAAGCAGCCAGCTTCTCCGACTGGGTGATCTGGTTGAACATCTCCCCTTCGCCTGTCCGCAGCCACGTCTCATTGACGTTAAACTCGCGGCAGATGTCGGAGATCGTTCGGTCGCTGGGGACTCGCGTGCCGCTTTCGATCATCCACATAAAGTTACGGGACAGACCTACTTGCTCTGCAAACTTCTCTTGCGTAAGGCCTAAGCTCTTGCGGACAAGCGCGATTCGTTCGTTCATTTACTTGCCCTCCTTACGCTTCATATTATAGTGCAAAAATCTAACTATGTCAACTTATTTTTGAAAAAATCCCAAAAAAATGCTTGCAAAATCTAACTACGTGTGCTATACTAATCTCACAAGGTTAGCAAACGCAAGCAAACAGGAGGACAAAAACATGGAGCGCATGAGCATCGACCAAATCAAATTCGCAGCAGACCCGGTGGCTACTTGCAAGGAGCAGATTCGCCGCTGGAAGATTTCCTACTCCCGCTACTGCGGGAGCCGTAAGGGCGGGATGTACTACGAGGAGAAGATTGCAGAGCTTGAAACTCTGCTGAAGGAGTTGGAGGGCTAAGGGATGATGGACGTTTACGAGACCGCAGCTCGGGGCAGGCGCACCCGGGAAGTAGCTGATGCGGACAGCGTTAGTTATGTTGTACCAACAAGGGGTTACAACTGGTTCCGCTGGAAGGGATGCCGCCGGTCTGGCCAGTGGATTCACGGCGCGGAAGCCGAGACGCATTGCGATGCACTGCAAGTCTACTACAATGGCGCATGGCACCCGGTCGTTGCTTTTGCTTACGGTTATATGGGCCCGGCGTCTGACTACACCGTGGCCGGCGTGAAGATGTTTAAGGAGGCTTGAATCATGGAAGAAGTCAAGAGCCGCCGTCACACCATGACGGACGAGGAAGTAGAGGACCGCATTGCGGAGCTCAAGGCAGACCCGGACGTGCGCCTGGCATGGAAGGAAAAGACCGTGAAGTATAAGCGCCGCCGGTATCTGAGCGCATTGCAGAGCGACAAGCGCCGCGGTGAACAGCTCCGGGAGGCCGGTATCACATGGGAGATGCTGGACGAACAGGAAGGGCTGCTGAAAGAGCCCGATTACCCCACCTGATGATGACCCTGCGGCAAGGGTCGAAACCACCCGGCAGCCAGCCGGGCAAGGTCGTGGGAGCCACCCACAGAAGGAGTTGATTTTATGGCAAAGGCAAAGAAGAACCCCACCGATCTGGCAGCAGAGCGGTACAGCATCCCGGCAGATGGAGCACACGCAGCAGATACGCTTATCAACGTGCTGTTCGACGGCTTAGAGCCGCAGGACAAGCTGTCCCTGCTCTGGATGGGCATGGGCATGGCAGCGGTACGCAAGAACGACCGCCAGACCGAGAACAACGGTGTGGCGTAAGGATACAAACTTATTTTGGAGGTTACTATTATGAAAAAAGCTACTACCAACGAGACCACGTTTATCTGCGTCAAGCCCATCATCAAGGCTGAGTACACTATCCGCATTGTGGGCGACAGCCCCCTGCTGGTGCATGCATGGAGCGAGAAGGCCAAGAAGGAAATGCTGCAGGCGCAGCAGGGCAAAAAGCTCTTGAAGAAGGACAATGTCGCCAAGAACCCGGCGGGCGAGTGTGCCGAAGCTCTCTACTGGCTGGATGGCAAGCCGGACATTGATTACAGCAACTGGACGGAAGATTTGCTGCACCAGTACGGCAAGACGGCTCGCTTTGGCTTCCCGGCCTGCGCCGTCAAGGCTGCTGCCATTTCCGCAGCATACCGCATTGGCGCGATGAAGAACAAAGTCACCGGAAACGGTCTGTTCCACGTTTTTGGCACCGACAACCCGGAGTTTATCGAGATCAAGACCTTCGATGAAAGCAAGCCCAAGTTTGAGATGGCAGAGGACGAGGTGAAAATCGGCATGGGTACCTCTGACCTGCGCTACCGCCCGAAGTTTTACAACTGGTACGCAGATCTGCGCATTGAGTACAACAGCGGCAGCGGCATGATCGACCTGGACAGCATCCTGAACATGATCGAGCTAGGCGGCGATATGTGCGGCCTTGGCGAGTGGCGCATTGAAAAGGGAGGCAGCTGCGGCAAGTTCCACGTCAACAAGAGCTTTGATTGATCTGGCTGGCTAGGCGAGCCAAGGCGGGCGTTGGCATGTTAAGCTTCGGCAGGGCCGGTTAGGCGAGCTACAGCGTTGTGTGGCTAGGCACGGCAGACATGGTTAGGCAGTCCGGGTTTAGGTAGATTCCGGCAGGGCTGTTAAGGCGTGTTACGGCATCTTGTGGCTAGGCACGGCTGGTAGGGCTAGGAATGCCGAGGATTGGAAAGCCGAGGCGTGGCTGTCATGGACAGGCTAGTTTCGGAAGGCTTTGACCGGGTTTGGATTGGCTGGTTAGGCTAGGTGAGGCGCTTTTTGGAGTGGCCTGCTGAGGCAATGTAAGGCTGTCCAGGTAAGGCGAGGCGGTGTCCCTTCGGGTAAGGTTAGTTTTGGTTATGCAGGGCAGGCATGGTTAGGAGCGGCGGAGTGAGGAAGGCTCCGGTTAGGTATGTTTCGGCTGGCGAGGTGAGGCGAGTTGGGCTTTGTCGTGCTTCGGCTGGCATGGAATGCCAAAAATCAAAAACAGGAGGTTGCACATGAAAAATATCAAAGGTTATGCGTGGAAAAATGAGCGCACCGCAGCGTTCTACCACGCAACCGCAGAACAGGCGCATGATGCGTTTGAAGAAATCCGCAGGCGGGACGGCAAACTGACCCCGGCGGCGGTGGTGGACAGCGCAAGGCCGCAGGAATCGGTGCTGCATGAGGACTTCGAGTGGCGGGACGATGTTGCCGCCGAGAAGTACCGGCAGGGGCAGGCCCGCCAGATGGTCGGTGCGGTGCGCATTATCCGCGAGGATCGCCCGCCGGTGCGGGCATACGTCAACGTCAAGGTGGTTTCTTCCCTGCCGCTGAAAGCCGCTGATTGCATCCGGGAAGTAGATGAAGAGCCGGAGCAGACCACCGAGGAAGAGAACGAGGGCCGCTGCTATATGCCGCTGGAAGAGGTTTTGCAAAAGCCAGACCTCTGCAATCAGATGATGGCAGATGCCCGGCGGGATGCTCAAACCTACAAGCAGAAATACAGCACTTTGTCAAGCCTTGCAAGCATCATGCAGGCCATCGACCAGACGTTTGAAGGAGATGACGTAACATGACGCTGAGCTGTCTCGTGTGCGCCTGCCACAACGTGTTTCCGGTCATAACGAAAATCAAGGTCATGGACAACCACGGCAAGGAACTGTATCTCGGGGTTTGGAACTACGGCGCTATCAAGGATTTTGGTGGTCTGACCGTTTTGCGTTTCGAGATCGATGAGATCAGGAAAAACGGCGCCGCAAAGACGCTGGCCGCATGGACGATAAAGGAGGAGCAAGCATGAAAAGAGCTATTGTTGGTGTAGCGTCCGTATTGACAAGCGCTTTGCTGATGGCAGGATGCAATAAGCAGGTTATTGACATGACCTATGAATACAGCTGGGCGCAGCTGAAAATGCCTGACGGAACGATTGTCGAGGGCAATATCGAAAGCTGGTGCGACTATGAAGGCGACCAGCTTCAGGTTGTGATTGACGGTGTGACCTATCTGGCTCATTCGTCCAACATTGTTATGTGTCATTGATGCAAGGAGGATCTTTATGAAAACCACGATGCGCGATAAGGTTTGCCAGCTGATTGGTAAGTATCAGTTCTTGGAAGAGGACTTCCGTTCAAAGTCGTTTTTCAAGTCCGGGTCGTTTTGCGGCCCGTATGGTCAGCCGGAGGAAGCTATAAAAGCGATGATGTGCGGCCAGTTCTTGGCCGATTTGAACAAGCTGCTGGAAGAGGACGAAGCTGCCGCAGCCCAGGAAGACCCCCGCAAAACCGCCCCGGCGGGCAAGTGGTGCGCGGACTCAGCGGCGCAGGCAGCTGAGAGGAAAAAAGGAGGGGTGCGGCAGTGAAGCCGAGCATGGGAATTGCAGAGTGCTGCCAGATCATGCGTGATAATAACATTTCGGTGAGCGAGCCGATCTTTACCGGTATGATTCAGGCCGGAAGCTTCCCGGCATGGGCGGTGCCGTCTATTGACACCAAGAGCGCCGCCCCACTGATCTCTCGTGCCGGATTTATGGCGTGGGTGAAGGACTTTTACAAGCTCGAAAAGGTTTACACAAAGGAGGACCCGAAAGAATGAAACTCAAATCTACTACTTACTACTGGTTGGCTGTCGCTTTTGGCGGCGTTGGAATGGGCGCAGCTATGGGCGCAGAGGGCACCGCGCAGACCACCGGATACATCTCCGGCACGCCGTTTGCAGTGTCGCTGGTGCTGATTTTGGTCGCTGTTCTGCTGGCTCGTCTGGGCTTTGCCGCAGAGGACAGGGAGAGCGCCGCAAAGCGGCGCAAGTACGGCAAGATCAACCGCACACACGCCCGCAACCCGGAGTATCCGGAGAATCAGGAGCGTGGGGCATGATGACGGCCAAAGAATACGTTGAGGGCAAAGTCAAATCCTACACGCGGCTTGCCGAACGCTGCAAGCGAGAAGCCGAAGCATCGGATGACATTGTTGTCCGGGCCGGATACTCCGCACGGGCAAACGTCTGGGAGATGTGCGCCGAAGAAATGGACAACGTGCGGGAGATTCTGGAAGAGGAATCAGGAGAGATCACGTATGCCTGACACTGTCCACCATGTTATGTGGTACACCGTGTATGATGCAAAAAAAGAGCCTGCCCGTGCGCCAACACGGACAAGCTCAAAGGGTGATGAGTCTCGCCGCCCATCACCACAAAAATAACATAAAACAGGAGGTTTTACAAGTGGCACTTTTGAGAATTTACGATGTGGAGCAAGAGCCTCCAGCGCTTGTTTCGCAGCAGCAATTTCCGGTTACTTCGGATGCAATTGTGATTGCCGATGAACTGGCAAAGAGAAAGCCCGAACGGCTGTACAGGGTGTTTGACGCCGATATGAACGTTGTGTATGCGAGGTGAATATTTATGCAAGAAGAATTGACCGTCCGGGTGGAGCACCCGGAACTGCCCGCGATCCGGTGGAATGAAGCTGAGGTGCAGCAGAACCTGACCGAGATGCTGGCCGCCTACACCGGCCGCGTCTACACCCCGGAGACCATCAAGGATGCCAAGGCCGACCGCGCCGCAGTGAACAAGCTGGACAAGCAGCTCAGTGATGCCGCCCGCAGCGCAAAGGCCTTTTACATGAAGCCGTTGGAAGAGTTCTTGCAGAGCGCCAAGCAGATGCAGGGCCAGTGTAAGGCCGTCTCCGGTGCCATTGACCAGCAGGTCAAGGCGGTGGAAGAAGCCGAACGGCAGGACAAGGCCGACGCCCTGCGGACTGTCTATGCGGACTGCATCGGCGAGCTGCGGGAGATGATCCCCTTTGACCGCCTGCTTGTGCCCCAGTGGCTCAACAAGACCTATGATCTGGAAAAGGCCAGCCGGGAGCTGCGCAAGAGCGTGGAGACCCGGCGGGAGGAGCTGCGGCTCATCCGGGAGAACTGCGGCGAGGACACCGAAGCCTGCACCACCGAGTATCTGCGTGAACTGAATCTGAACGCCGCCCTCGTGGAGCACAGCCGCCGCCAGAATGCCCGGTACGCCCAGCGCCGCGCAGAAGCCGAGAGAATGGCCGCAGAGCGGGCGCAGGCCACCGCTCCGGTCATTATCCATCCGACCGATGAAGAACGCCAGATCGCCGAAGAAGCGGTCCAAACGGCGCGGGCCAATGCAGCCATCACGCCGGATGGCAGGTTGGATTTTAGCATGCTTCAGAAATTCGCAGAGCCAGCCGCACCGGCCCGCAAACGCTATTCCTTCTGGGTGGAGTTCACACCGGAGGACATCGCGTGGTTCAAGCAGGGAGCCGCAGAGCGCGGCTTCCGCTATGGTTCGATCAAATAATTTTGGAGGTACTTACTTATGGCACTTACTCGTCCCGGCGCACCCGCGCCTACTTCGTCCGTTTCCAACGCACAGTCTCTGGCAAACCGTTCCGTTCAGAATGCCAACCGTGCAGGCAGCACCGCGATGCAGGCCGCATCCCCGTCCGTTCCTGTGGAGATCACCGCTGCCGATGGTCAGCACTTCACAGTGAGTTTTGGAGACGTGCGCAACTTCATCTGCCCCAAGGCCACCGATGCTGAATGCAAAATCTTTCTGGAGACATGCAAGCAGTACAAGCTGAATCCCTTTACCAAAGAGGCTTACCTGATCCACTACGACAACAAGAACGATGACACCGCCAGCACCATCGTGCTAGGCAAGAACTGCTACATGCAGATGGCCGAGCGCAACCCCAACTTTGACGGCTTTGAAGCCGGCGTGATCGTCCTGACCGCAGATGGCCAGCTGCTGAACCGTGAAGGTTCCATCGTCTATGATGGAGACGGCGGCGAGACCCTTCTCGGTGGCTGGGCGAAGGTCTACCGCAAAGACCGCACCCGCGCCAGCTATGAGGAAGTCAAGCTCAGTGAATACGACACCGGAAAGTCTCTTTGGAACGGCAAAAAGGCCACCATGATCCGCAAGGTAGCGCTGGTGCACGCTTTGCGTGAGGCGTTCCCGTCTACCTTTGGCGCTTTGTACGATGAGAGCGAGGTGCGTGTGGATGTTGAAAGCACCGCCCGCGAGGTGCCGTCCGAAGAAGAGCTGCCGGTGCTGGATCCTTTTGCAGGCACCCTGATCCCCGCTCCGGATGCACCCTCTGCAGAGGAAAACGCCGATGATCCGTTTGGCGGTGATGATGCATGATCGTCCAGACCAAGAACGGCATCATGCTGCACGGCGAAATCGCCAAAGACCCGGTGCTCCGGGATGCCGGGCAGAAGCGGGTTCTGAAGTTTGATCTGAAAGCCAGCCGCACACAGGATGAATCCGGAAAGTGGCAGAGCTTCTTTGTGGGCGTGAACCTCTGGCACGGCATCGACCAGTGGGATGGGATGCTGCAGAAAGGCGATCCAGTCACGGTTTTTGCCCAGAAGCTGAAAGAGCGGGAGTATAACGGCAAGATCTATTACGACGTGGACGCGGATGATGTTCAGCCCGGCGGGCTGGTGACATTCCGCTGGCTGCAGCAGATGATCGACCTGATGGCACAGCCCGGCCCGCCGCTGGAACCTGCAGAGCCGGCAGCAGAACCGGAAGGCCTGCAGGGCGCGCAGATGTACCCCGGCGAAACGCTTGCGGATTACGCACCGCACATCACTGCCGCGCCAGAACCGGCTCCATCTACCGAGTATGACCCCATCAACGAAGACGCAGGAGATCTCCCCTTCTGATTTTTCAAGCTGTGCTATCTGGCTATACGGGCGTACAAAGGAGGTGAGTAAGTGGCAAAAGAAGAAAAGAAGTCGTTTGTGGTGTATCTGGACTGGTTTGATGCGCTGGAGGAGTACACGGATGCCGAAGTCGGACAGCTGATGCGAGCTTTGGCGAAACACGTCCGCACTGGTGAAAATCCAACGTTTTCCGACCGTGGAATGCGTGGGAACTTCCGTTTTATGTGCAATGGAGTGGATTCTGCTACGGAAAAGTACGAGAACGTCAAGCAAAAGCGCCGGGAAGCCGGAAAAGCCCGTGCGGCTCAAATGCAAGCAAATTCAGCACATGTTAGCACATGCTACCAAGTGCAAACAAGTGGTAGCTATAATGATACTGTTAATGGAACTGGAACTGTTAATGGAACTGGAACTGTTAATGGAACTGTTATATCCCCTAACGGGGATATATATAATAGCGCCGCCCCCGCCGCCGTTGACGTAGAACTTTCCAAAATCGTACAGCATTATCAGCAGGCCGTTGGGGACTTCCCACGCTCTGCACTGGACAAGCTGCAGAAGTGGCGGCAGGAGTACAGCACAGAGATGATCCTGCTGGCGATCGACAAGGCTGCAGAAGCCGGAAAGCGCTCGTGGAACTACATCAACGGCATATTGTCCGGGTGGAAACGGGACGGCCTGCGCACGCCGGGAGACGTGGAAGCCAACGAACAAAGCCGACAAGCCAGACCGAGGGGCAAGCAGCCAACTGAGACCGTAGACGACCAGCTTGCCCGGGTGCTGGCGAAGATGGACAGAGAAAGAGGGTTTGAGACATGACGCGGGAAGACGTGGCAAAACTGATCCGCATGAATTTTGTGCTGTACAAGCTGGGTTCCAAGCCTCTGACCGATGAGGAGATGCAGACCACCATCGATGTGTGGACGTACCAGTTTGGCGACTATGACGGCGATACTGTCAAGCGGGCTTTTCTGGCGGCGAACCGGGTATGCGTTTATCCGGTCACGGTGGCCGACATCTTCAAGCAGCTTTCCCAGTGTCTTGACCCGTCCGCTGAATGGGAAGCTCTGGCTGTAGCGGCACGCAAGGCACAGACATTTTTGAGCTGGCGCAAGTTCCCGATGGTGACAGGCATTGACGAAAAGGGCGGGCTGCTGCGTAGTGACGGGCAGAAAGAACTGCAAGCCCTGTATGACCAACTCCCCCCGGCGGCAAAATCCTACGCCGGAAGCGTGGGAGGGCTTGCAGAGCTGGCTGAAATGCCAGACCTTACATACCGCCGTGCCGAGTTTTTGAAGCAGGCGCAGGCCAATATCACCACTGCCCCCCGTGAAGCGGTAAGGCTGCGGGCGAGTGAGCCAACAAGAAAGGAGATCGAAGGATGAAGGTTGTTGATACATGCTTTCACTGACCCGACCGGCACCCGATCTGTCACGACAGCTGCCCACGGTACGCCGAGTACAAGCGTCAGCTGAAGGAGCAACGTGCATACACGAAAACCAAGAATGCGGCGGAGTGCATCAGCAAGAACGCATTCAATCAGGAATTTTGGATGGGAGGAAGAAAACGGTGAAAGTACTTATTGCCTACGAGGAATCGCAGGAGGTGTGAAAGGCGTTTCGGGCAAAAGACAGAAGCAAAACCGCGCCTGGCATTGCAAAAGCTATGGCCGAACAATGGGGGGTGAGCAGATGGATAAGGAACAGCTTGCCATCGCACGGTTGCAGGACGCTGCGCGGCTATCCGAGCATCGGTACAAGAAACCGCTCATGGTCACATATTCTGGCGGAAAGGATTCACAGGTTCTTGTGGCGCTGGCTGAACGCGCAGGAATCAACTTTGAGGTGGTCAATAGCCACACCACTGCAGATGCGCCGGAGACGGTCTATTTCATCCGTGAGCAGTTCAAGTCGATGGAAGAGCGTGGAATCAAATGCTCCGTCGTTATGCCACGATACAAGGACAAACCCGTGTCCATGTGGACACTGATTCCGCAAAAGCTGATGCCGCCGACAAGACTTGTGCGGTATTGCTGTGCCGTTCTCAAAGAAAATACTGGCCGCGATAGATTTATCGCTACCGGCGTTCGCTGGGCTGAATCAACAAACAGAAAGAAAAACCGTGGAACGATGGAATTTAGCCATCGCGACAGGGGAAAACGCATCATTCTTATGGGCGACAACGATGAAAAGCGACAACTGTTCGAGACCTGCAACCTCAAGGGCAAGATGACTGTCAATCCTATTGTGGACTGGTCTGACGATGATGTGTGGGACTACACGCACAGCGAACGCTTGCCTGTTAATCCGCTGTATTGCGAAGGGCAGAAGCGTGTTGGTTGCATCGGTTGTCCTATGGCCGGTAGGGGGGGGCAGACAGCGTGAGTTTGTGCGCTGGCCTTCCTACGAACAAATGTACATTTCAGCGTTTGAGCGAATGCTTGATGTTAGAAAATCAAAAGGTTTGCCGTGCGACTGGCAGACCGGCATGGACGTTTTTCGCTGGTGGATGGAAGATGACAACATCAGCGGTCAGTTGAGTATGGAAGATTTGATGGAGGACGAGAAATGACAAAAAAATTATACACTGTTCTTCCTTGCCCAAAGTGCGGGAGTGGATTTCTTGCATGGGGAAAGAAAATCAAGTCAGTTAATCCAAAGCTCACAGTGCTGTCAGCCTCGGGGACTGAACTTTCTTGTTTGATGTGCGGACATTACGCACCAACACTCAAGCAGTGGAACAGCGAGGAACGGAAGAAATGCACTTGACCCTTTACGGCGACCCACGCACCAAGAAGAACTCTGCCCGCATCCTCAAAAGCCGCTCAGGCGGGCGATTTGTGGCCCCTAGCAAGGCTTACGTGGATTATGAGACGGACTGCCTGCGGCAAATCAAAAGGCCGCGCAGCCCTATCTCTGCCCGCGTGAACGTGAGGTGCGTGTACTACATGAAGACCGCCCGCCGGGTCGATCTGGCAAACCTCATCGAGGCGACCACGGACATTCTGGTAAAAGCCCGGGTGCTGGAGGACGACAACAGCAAAATCGTTGCCGCCCACGATGGCAGCCGGGTGGAGCTTGACCGAAAGAATCCGAGGGTAGAAATCGAGATTGAAGAAATGGAGGAGTAAAATGCTTGATATGCTATTTGAAGTTGCAAGCACGCTGTTCATGGCAACACTTGCAGGATTTTTCATCTGGTTTGTTCTTAGCGATGGCAACCCAATTGAATATTTCAAGCGGTGGCTCAACCGCAACAAACCTTGCCTTTGCGACCGGTGCGTTTTCTTAAATCAAAAATTTGGGGCGTCAGAATCCGGATATCACTATATCTGCCGGAGAAGTGACAAAGACGAAGGATACATAAATCCGCCCGAATATTGCTACGATTTTGAAGAAAGGAGCAACAATGACCCACACATGGACGCCTGACACCGACACGACGAAGCCAAACAGCGGCGTGGACTACCACACCGTCAAGGAGTGGTTTAAGCAGCTTCGGACTATGGATGACCGAATTGACCGCATCCAGCTGGACATCCGGCAGGCGCATGACAAGGCCACGAAGTGCACCGCCAGCATGACTGGAATGCCCGGCGGATCCGGGCACGGAGACAAAATCGGGCTTTGTGCCGAGGAAACAGACGAAAAGGAGCGCAAGATGCAAGAGCTGCAGGCCGAGCTTAAAGTCTTACGGATGGAAGCAGAACGCCGGATCAAGTACATTGCAGGTACAAAATGCAGCGACATGATGCAGGCTTGCCTGTATGGTTACTATGTCCAAAATCAAAAACAGGTCGTTGTGGCCAGAAGCCTTGGGCTACCGAACGAAAACCGTGTTTCCATGTATGTGCGTGACGGATGCAAGCTTCTGGCACGGATTTGGAGCAGTTTTTTGTTATTTTCTTACATGTTGTCGTTATTGTTACTACATGTGAGATGTGTTAAAATTAGTATAAGCGGAACCGACGAAAGCGGTGAGACGCTTGCCACGCAGCCTCCGAAACGTGTCCCTTCTTAGCATTTTCCTCCTTTTCTGCTTGCAGGTACCGGGCTTTGCTCTCTTCACATTTCGCGGGCTGCTTCTATGCGATACACTGACACAAAGGCAGCCTGCCGCTCATGAGAGACAGGAGGCGGTTCGATTCCGCCGTATCGCACCGTATGGCGCATGGACTAGACAACCCGCAAGGCCGCACGGGCAACCTCCCGTGCCGAGAAAAGGCCTTAGAATCCTTGCCAAGGTGTAGCTTTCCTGACAGGATGTGCGCCAACCAACAGCCCCGGCGGCGAACCGGAGCTGTTTTTATATGGCCGCCTGAGCGCAGTTTGGAGCGCGGCGCGTGTGTGTAGACACGGCTGGTTCGATTCCAAGGGCGGCTTTTATACTCCGGTAGCTCAAGTGGTAGAGCAGCGGTCTCCAAAACCGCATGTTGCAGGTTCGAGTCCTGCCGGGAGTGCTTGCGTGCCCTATGAGGGGGCCGCGCAATAGCTGGGCATCTGGCCGCGAAAGTTCCGGATGCAGAAGCGCCCACCGTTTGACGCATGTCCAACGAACTGAATGCATGGGTGCTGCTTATATGCCGTCATAGCTCAACTGGAAGAGCGCCGCCCATTTAAGGCGGGACAACGTTGGTGACACCACGGGAACATCACTGCACAGCCAACCACTGCGCACATCCATTCCGTGGGTGCTGGTTCAAATCCAGCTGGCGGCACATTCGATATTTTGACCGTTCGGATTTCCGGGCGGTCTTTTGCTTTACAGGGAGGTGAAAGCAATGATTCAGAAAGAACTGCTGAAAATGCCGGTCGCAGATCTGGTTCCATACGAGAACAACCCGCGTGTGATCTCCCCGGAAGCCGTGAACGCCTGCGCGGAAAGTATGCGCCAGTGTAGTGCTCTTGACCCCATCGAGGTGGACGAAAACAATGTTATTCTGAGCGGGCACACTCGACGTCTCGCCCTGATGCAGCTGCATGTGGACATAGCTGACGTGGTACGCTACACCGGGCTGACGGAAGAGCAGAAGCAAAAATACCGAATCCTCGCCAACAAAACCGGTGAAATGTCCGGGTGGGATTTTGGAAAACTCGAACAGGAATTGGCAGAAGTAGACTTTGGCGACTTTGACTTTGATTTCGACCTTCCTGACAGTGGAGCCAATGAAACGCAGGTTGCTGAGGATGAAGCACCAGAAGTTGACGAAGCCGCGCCGCCAAAGGCGAAGCTGGGGGATATCTGGAAGTGTGGCAGGCATCGCGTTATGTGCGGGGACAGCACGAATGCAGAAAGCGTCAAAACCCTTATAGGGGGGGCGCAGGCTGATATGTTGCTCACGGATCCGCCTTACGGAGTGAGCTATGTCGGAAAAACGAGTGAAAATCTGCGAATTCAAAACGATTCGTTGGCCGAAGATGAATTCTTGGAGTTTCTGTCAAAAGCATTCGCTGCAGCTGATGGCGTGATGAGACCTGGTGCGGTGTTTTACATTTGGCACGCAGACAGCAAAGGACTTATTTTCCGACAGGCGTGCAAGCAGACAGGATGGGAGATTCGGGAGACGCTCATTTGGGTGAAGAACAGCATGGTGCTTGGACGGCAGGATTACCAGTGGAAACACGAACCTTGCTTATATGGATGGAAAGACGGCGCAGGACATCTATGGACAAGCGACAGAAAACAGACAACCGTTCTTGATTTTGACAGACCGGTTAAGAGTGAGCTGCACCCAACGATGAAACCGGTTGCGCTTACAGAAAGCGGGAATATTGTCCTTGACCTGTTTGGGGGAAGCGGGACAACGTTGATCGCCTGCGAGCAGAACGGAAGAACGGCTTATCTCATGGAGTATGATCCGAAGTACGTTGATGTTATTATCAAGCGATGGGAAGACCTCACTGGAGAAAAAGCTGTTCTTGAAAAAGAGGTGAACTGAGATTGGCCGCAAAGGTAAGTATGAGCAGTGGCTAGAGCCTGAAGGGCTGACGCTACTTCGTGGGTGGGCTAGAGACGGCATCAAAGACAAGCAGATTGCCGGGAATATGGGAATTTCAGTATCCACTCTCTGCGAATGGAAAAACAAATTTTCCGAATTATCGGAAGCTTTAAAAAAAGGCCGAGAAGTTGCGGACTACATTGTGGAGAATGAGCTGTTCGAGAGCTGCAAGACCCGTACCGTGACCATCAAGAAGCCATTCAAGCTGAAAACAGTCAAAGTAGACGGGAAAAAGAGGCTGGAAGAAGAGCGCATTGAATATGCGGAAGAGCAGGTCGTTTTGCCAGCCAACGTGACGGCTCAGATATTCTGGTTGAAAAACCGGCGGCCTGAAAAGTGGGCAGGTGTGCCTGAAGAAACGAGGGCAGAGGAGCATGACGACGATGGCCTGCTTGAGGCTCTGAACGCCGCCGCAGACCTCAGCCCGCCGGACGACGTGGAGATGCTGCCGGAGGAAGAGGACAACCATGCGGAAAAGTAACGGTTTTCGTTGGAAAGCCCTCAGCCAGCGGCAAAAGCAGGTCTTGAGCTGGTGGACACCGCAGAGTGCATACAGCGGATACAACGGCATCATTGCCGATGGAGCTATCCGCTCGGGCAAGACCTTTGCCATGAGCTTTTCTTTCGTCCAGTGGGCCATGACCTGCTACAGCGGCCAGCAGTTTGCCATGTGTGGAAAGACCATTGCCAGCTTCCGGCGTAACGTGCTGGGCACACTCAAGCAGCAGCTTGCGGCCCGTGGTTACAACGTCAAGGAGCATCGGGCAGAAAACTGCATGACAGTCAGCAAGGGCGGCAGAACCAACGAGTTTTACTTTTTCGGCGGCAAGGACGAGAGCAGCCAGGACCTGATCCAGGGCATCACCCTTGCTGGGGCATTCTTTGACGAGGTGGCCCTGATGCCGCAGAGCTTCGTCAACCAGGCCACGGCCCGATGCTCTGTCACCGGGTCAAAGTTCTGGTTCAACTGTAACCCGGGCAGCCCACAGCACTGGTTTTATCTGGAGTGGGTGCGCAAGTGCCGTTCCCGCAAGATGATGTATCTCCATTTCACGATGGACGACAACCTGTCACTTTCCGAGGACATTAAGGCCAGATACCGCAGCCAGTACAGCGGCGTTTTCTATCAGCGCTACATTCTGGGCCTGTGGACCGTGGCCGAGGGCCTTGTATATGACATGTTCGACCGCAAGAAGCACGTTGTTGACGTGCTGCCGGCGCTGTCTCCAAAGAGCGCTTATGTGGCTTGCGACTTCGGCACCCAGAACGCAACGACCTTTCTGCTGTTCCAGAAGCCGGCAGATGCAGACTGCTGGATCGTCACCCGGGAGTACTACTACAGCGGCCGTGAACAGAAGCGGCAAAAGACCGTGGGCGAGTACGTCACAGACCTCAAGGCGTGGCTGAATGGACTCAAGCCGGAGAGGATCATCGTTGACCCCTCTGCCTTGCCCCTGATTACAGAGCTGCGCAAGAACGGCTTTACCCAGACCCCTGCAAACAACGACGTTCTGAGCGGCATTCTGGACGTGCAGACCATGCTGCAGACCGGGCGGCTGAAAATATACAAGGACTGCAAGCACACGCTGGAAGAGTTCGGCGTGTACGCTTGGGACCCGGATAAAGACGACACCGTGCTGAAGGTCAACGACCACTGCATGGACGCTATCCGCTATTTCGTGCGCACAAAGCGCCTTGTGAAACTGAGGGATTGATTTTGAGCACTGTATACACATTCCAGACCTTTCAGCAGGCGCAAGCCGCCGGGGAACAGCCTGATTTCATCCGGCGCTTCGTGCAGCAGCACTGCGCTTCCAAGCCCTACAAGATGGCTCTGGACGCCGACCTGTACGATGCCCAGAAAAACCCGGGAGCTGAACGCTTCGCGCAGGCTTACGCTTTGATGCTGAAACGCCTGTCCAAAAACACCAAGCAGGACACTCCACGCCCCGATATGGTCAAGAGCAATCTTTTTCGGCGGCTCAACAAGCAGCGGGCGACCTACTCCCTCGGCAACGGCGTAGTCTTTGCGGACGATGGCGTGGACAAGGACAGGCTGGGGCAGAACTTTGATGAGCAGATCCAGAAGGCCGGATATTTCGCCCTGATCCACGGTGAGAGCTTCGGATTCTGGAACAACGACCATTTGATTGTTTTCAAGCTGACCGAGTTCGCGCCACTGTACGATGAAAAGACAGGCCTTTTGCAGGCGGGTGTGCGCTTCTGGCGGCTGAATCCTGACACGGATATGCACTATATCCTGTACGAGCTGGACGGCTTTACCGAGTACACGGAAAGCAAAATCGGCAATGTGATGAAGGAGACCGAAAAAAAGCAGGCATACAAGAGCGTGACCGTCACCACACCCGGCGGCGGGCTGGAAAGCGTGGAGGGCGAAAACTACAGCGCTCTTCCCATTGTGCCGCTGTGGGGCTCCGACCTGCACCAGAGCACGCTTGTAGGGCTGAAAGCCTACATCGACAACACCGATCTGGTGATGTCCGGCTTCTGCAACGACCTGCAGGACTGCGCACAGATTTACTGGCTGTGCGCGAACTTCAACGGAATGACCGATGATGAACTCGTGGAGTACCTCACCAAGCTGAATCTGTATCACATTGCAGGCGTAGACACCAGCGAAGGCGGCGAGATCACCCCCTACACCACCGAGATTCCTGTAGCGGCCCGGCAGACCCTGCTGGAGCTGCTTCACACCCGGGTGTATGAGGACTTCGGCGGTCTGGACGTGCATTGCGTGAGCGCGGACAGCACAAACGACCATCTGGACGCGGCCTATGAACCGCTGAACCAGAACGCGGACGACTTTGAGGCTCAGGTCAAGCCGTTCATCCGGCAGATCTGCGCACTGGCTGGCTTTGACAACGCCATGCCGGCATTCAACCGCAGCAAGATCACCAACACGGCCGAACAGGTCAGCATGGTGATTTCCGAGGCCGCCATCATCGGGCAGGACATGGCCATTGACCTGCTGCCAAACCTGACCCCGGAACAAAAGGAGCAGGCCAAGGCCGCGCTGATGGCTGAGAGCGCAACACGGGAGACCGTGGACGATGAGGAGGAAGACACCGATGAAAAAAACCAGCAAAATTTATGATCCTCTGGGAAGATTGATCGATGTGATGCTTTTTGTCGCTGATTTTGCCATTGTGGCTGGGTGCTTTCTGGCCGTTGCGCGGGCGATTGGCTTATGACCGACCGTGACCGCATCTCTACCCGCCAGCTGAACCGCCTGCGCCGCCGTATCCTGCGGGTGTACGGCACTGCCCGCCGGGAGATGCAGGAGCAGCTCACCGAGTTTTTTACAAAATATAAGCAACTGGATGAGCGCAAACGGGCGCAGCTGGATGCAGGCGAGATCACCGAGGACGACTACCGCATCTGGCTGCAAAATCAGGTCTTTCAGTCCGATTTGATGCGCCAGAAGCTGGACGGCATCACCCAGACCTGTACCACAGCCCAAGAGACGGCCTACAAGCTGGCCCGGGACGAGCAATACAATATCTTTTCCTTTGGTGCAAACTGGGCTTTCTACGAGCTGGAACAGGCCGCAGGCGTGACGTTCGGGCTGACCCTGTACAACACCGAGGCGGTCAAACTCCTGCTGAGGGCGAACCCCTGCATGGTGCCAAACAAGCGCATCAAGAGCGAAAGCAACCGCACCTACGACGCCAGGGTGTTCAACCGCTACGTCATGCAGGGCATCGTGCAGGGCAAGAGCGTCCACGACATCGCCGTGCAGGCCGTCAACGGCATGGCTG